TAAGGATCGATCAAAACATTATCCGCCTGGACAAGCGCGTTAGCATATTCCGGCAATTCCGGTTGAAATTGGTACTCCCGCCCAATCAGGCCCGCTGCGAAACTGTCGCGTGTAATATCCATTAGTAAATAAACCCGCTTTCACCGCCTGCGTTGCGCCGTGAGTTGCTGTAATTGCCTGTGACCCGGTTACGTTGGTTCGGGTGGCGTTGGCTCTGGGACTTAACGGCTTTTGCTTTCGGTAGCACTTTGGCCTCGTAATACACCGTAAGCTCGTTTTTTAGGTCTTTGCTCTGAGTGATCTGCAAGCACGACATAATTGCCAGCTGGTACATAATCACCTGATAAAGTTGCGAACTCCATTCCGAGATCGTTTCAGTATACTTGATATAATGAAATTTCAGGTCTTCTGGAACGTTCGCATAAACAAACTGGCCGATAATGTCGTAATTGTACAGTTCGGCATTGAATGGGCGCAGATAATCGTCGGGCAGGCTGAACCGATAGCTGTAGTCATAAGCCCCTGCGTTGTTGTCAAAGGTCGCGTCCGGCGTTTCGATAGTTGAAAAGGCGCGTAGTTCCGGCCATGGAAATTCCGCCTGCACCTCTCGCATAATGCGGTAGACCATGCGCTTTAGAATCAAGCCGTTATCGGTGGTATCCGCGCTTAGATCAGTGAAAATCTGGTCTTCACCAAGCAGATCCATGGTGTCGTTTGCAAGTTCTTCTATGGTACTCGGCCAATTTGCGGGAGCTGCCATGTTACCTCCTATGAAAAAAGGGCGGGCACAATCGACCCGCCCCTTTCAACATGCAATTTAGCGCGGGTTTAATCAGCCTTTTCGAGCACAACCTTGTACAAGGTCTGCGTGGAACCGCTAATCGTCAGCACATCACCAGGCTTCAACCATCCAGCGTCATCTGTAGAGGCATCTGCGTCCGAGTTGTAAAACTGCTCGGCTTCTGAACCCTGAACAGATGCAACAGAACCCAAATACGCATAAGTATTGGTGTATGCCGTTCCGCCCGAACTGAAGTAAGACGTTACGGATGCTGTATAGGTATTGGTTTGCCCGGACACCTGCACATCGTCAACCGTGCTTAGAACGCGGGAATAATCAGTGATCGTGATGGTAGTATCGCCGTCCACATCAGAATTGCGCTCCCGAATCTGAACATCAGCAATCGCAAGGGTTGCCACCAGAACCGCTGTAAGTGTAATCAATTTTTTCATCTTATTTCTCCGTTTAATTTAGATTTACGGGGGCCGAAGCCCCCTGTTCAATCAATTACGCTACAACAGCACCCTGTACAACCTGGAGGTCGTCGGCACGAACGGCGTTGGCATACTGCTCAACGTGAATTGCGCACTGGCCCTTGAAGTAGCCGCTTGGAGCTTCCATCAGGGACTTTTCAGCCATGAACTCGCCCCAGCAAATGCCGTCTTCTGTCCAACCGGCGATAAGTCCCTGTTCTTCGCCAGAGATAAGCCCTGCAGCGGTGAGGGTAGCAACATCGTCAAACAGAGGATGAACGACCGGAACGCAACCGTAAACCATCGGCAGATCGCCGCTTTCAAAGTGCTTGGCACTCGAAACGTAATCTTGATTCAGCAGGCGGTCGCCGCTGTTATCAACCAGAGATTTCCATGTATCCGGGCCGAAGCCAACATAGATATGCTCGCCGGTAAGATACTGCGTGAGCATCTTAGCTTTGATCGCAGAGAAAATTTTATGATCGATTGTGTCGCGGGTTTCGTCGGCCATGATCTGGGATGCCGGAATCGCCTCGGTCGTAACCGTGGTAGAATCGGTCGCATCATCGGCAACGCGGTTCATGGTAGCATCAAACAGCGCATGCATACCACGAAGATCCTGTTTACGCCAGTATCCGGCCCACAGAGCGCGAATCTTACGACTGGTAGGATCGGTGTATTCGAGGAAGTTCTTTTCACTCGGTGCAAACCATTTGCCAATCTCGAACTGACGCGGAAGAATCTGCGTACGCTGGCCCTGAACACTATCGTTTCGGGTCAGAACGCTATCAACCAGCTGCGCCTGAGACGGGGAACCAATCTGATCATACGAGTGACGGCTTGTTACGTCCGCCATGGCATTATCAACGCCCGCGTCGTTCGCCGGGTGCATTCCGTCGATAAAGTCGGCTTCACCGGCAGTATTCTGGAAACTGAACGTTTCTTTCAAATACGCACGTTTAGGCCCGCCCGCAAGTTCCTGAACCATTTCATGGAACTGCTTAATGTGATGTACTGCGTCGGTGTCACTGATTGCAAAGCGAGGCATGAAGCCGGCTACAAACAGCATATACAGAATTTTGGTAAGTTTCATTTTCGTACCCTCCTGGGTTAATTTAACTCAAACAACAATTTCTAATCTGTCGCTTGCCTTGTTCCCTTAACCAAGGGGGGCTTGCTAGGCGTCCGGGCCGTTCCGAAGCGTTTACGCTCATTTTTAGGGGCCGTAAGGTTATTCCCTGCTTATATATAATATACACTAACTCCGTAATAAAAAACCGCCCACCCCTTAAAAAAAGAGATGAGCGGCCAACTTGAGGAGAAGTTGAAAGTTATTTTACCCCTGTTTTGAGAGGTTTGCTTGAATTTCACGAACGCGAGACATTGTCTTATGATGATCCGGGTGGTTGCCCCGCATATAGGACGGATCCGCTTTGAGCGTTTTAAGCTCTTCCTGTAGGCTCTTAACCACAGTCGGGTCATTGGCAGGCGGTTTATCTTCCCGCACGCTCATGGCAACGTCAAACATGGTTTCAATCGTTGCTTGGTGGTTTACCAGCCCCGCAGCTTTGAGCGTATCGAATAACTCAGGAAAACGGCTTTCCATTCCATTCGCCGCCTTCATGTTTTCTTCGTAATTGTCGCCCCATTTTTCTTTAAGGGCGGTTTCGGCTTCCTTGGCAATCTCTGCCTGTTTATCCTGCATGGATGCCTGAACAGCCGATAGCGCGTCCGCCTTTTCCTGCATCATAAAAGAAACAGTTGCGTCGTCGTACCCGGCTTCATGGTACTTCTTGAACTCATCGGCCATCCCTTCAAACTGCTTTTCCAAGCCTTCTGGGGGCTTCCATGAGTAACCGTCAGCGGTTTCGGGCGGGTTGATTCCAAGGCGCGTGCGGAGGTCGGCGTTAAATGCCGTCTTGTCCTCTTCGCTCGCGTCATCCCCTGGAACCCTGATTTTTGTGGAATTGTCGGAACGGAGTTCGTCATACGCTTTGGCAAGTGGGCCAACACCGCCGAACTCGTGAATTTTATCGGATGGGGTGTAATCTCCGAAATCTACGCCTTCAAAATCTTCAATTGCCATAACTTACTCTCCTTGTTGGTTGCTGTGGCGGGAATCGAACCCGCGTTATTGGACTATGAACCCAACACGAGCACCAGCCCCACTGCGATTATTTACCCTGCTGTTTCTTGGCTTCGGCCTTCTTGGCTTCACGCTCCTTTAAATCAGGGTCGTTGCGCTCCAGGTTGCGACGAATACGCCCCGGCAACTTGTCGTATTCTTCTTCCGGAAGATCCTTGTATTTTTCAAGCGGGAAATCTTGACCGCTTGCACCCTTGCCGTCCGTGGTTCCGGTGCGCATCTTTGCCTGTTCGATCTTTTTGGCACGGCGCGAAAGGAAGTCTGACTTCGGCTTTTCTTTGGGTTTGGCCGGACCTTCATCCTGAACAACATCTTTCTTCTCGGGCGGTGCGTCGTCATTAAGCGCGTGGTGCGCAAGAATCTTGCCCGGTAGCTTATCTTGAATCTCCAAACTGATCTTGCTGTTTTTGCGGGGCAGGCCGGTAAGTTCTTTGATGAGATCAATAGAACAGCCGAATGAATCTGCATATTGCTCGACCGAAACCTCCTCAAAAACAGGCCCCGAAAGAATATCGCAAAGGTCATTAAGAATATCCTTCTTTTCCTTCTCGCTGCTGACATCGTAGTCGATGTCGTTCTCAGCGCAAAACGCCATAATATCAGTCAGGCTGACCGCTTCCGGATCAAGTTCGCCCGCTAACAGTGCTTCTTTTGTAATCGGTTCGCTCATAATTCCTCACTTGTTCATTGGGTTGATGATGTTTTTTACCACGAAATCACGCCTTGCGACAGCATCATTTTGAGTTTTTTGATCGGAGTGCGAAAGCGTCTTGTAAAAACCGCCCTGCTCTACCAGATAATCCAGAACCTTCTTGCCGTTCGCCGTCTTTGCGAGTTGCTTTATCGCGTGACGGTGCTGCTTCGCCCTGCTGTCCTCATTGTTGGGTGGCATTATTCAGCCTCGCTACCCGGCTCAGGGGTCTTCTGAATGTCGCGCTTAGATGCCGCTTCAATATCGGCCTGCGCGTTTGCCATTGCAATTCGCTCCTGACGGATCCGCGCCAATTCGTTTTTGTACTCAATGCTGTTCCGCGTCTGGTCAACATCCAGATTCCGCTTGTTGGCAATCCGCATAAGGGTTTCTTCGATCTTAACCACGGCCTGCGCGTGAGTGCTTCCTTCGAGCAACTGTTCGGCCTGAACCATCTCTTGTATCGCGAACAGGACGTTTTCGGTTTCCACCCCGGCAACCCGCATGTCAATACGGCTGGTGTACTTAACACGGAACTGGTCGCCCATTGCGATATTCCCGCCCTCGTCCTTGCTCAAAAGAACGTCAGGAACCTCAACGTCTGCCAGCCCATACTGAATAATATCCTGCGCCAGAATGGTGATAACATCCGAGAACATGCCTTTAAGCGAGTTGATTACCGGGAAAATCATGAAGATTTTTTCAGCGATGATCTGCGAAACCTCGTAAGCGGTCTTTTGCCCTTCCTTGAAATGCTCCAGCGCCTGGAACAAATCGAGGAAGTGAAGCTGTTCGACCTCGGAAAACTGCACTTCTGCGACTTCCCGCGCTCCATTCGGGTCGGTGTCGCCACCGTAAAGAAATGGCGTTGTGGTCAAATCAGCATACCGGACATCCCCCGGCCGCAGCGCATTCGCATTGTCAACGCTGTTTTCGTCATTCATGAACATTGCGGGGCGGGTACGGAACTCGCTCGCATCAAAATAGTCATCGATTGCCCTAACCGCCGTTCGCATGGCCGGAAGCGAATGCATCGCGCTTGAGTAGCCCGTCCGCATCCCGCGGCGCTTGTTCTGAACGTACACCACATAGCGAAAACGATATGTACCCGATTCCATAACGGTTCTACGGTTTTTGACTTCCACATAAACCACCTCGAAAGGCATATTTTTGGAGTCTTTTCTTTTGGCGTTGCGTTTCTTCCTCGGGTACATACCGTGGATGAACTCAAATTTCTTCTTATCGCTCTTGTCGTAAGCCTTGCGAACCTCATCGCTTACAGAGTCATATCCGAAGTGCTCGACGGCCTGGTCGGCGGTATACTCGAATTTGCGATACATTTCGGTTGCCCGCCCGCGCCGATCAAGATACCAGACGCAATCCGCCGAACCGTGGGCTTCAATCTCATGCTCGCCCGTTTCTTCGTCGAAATGGACATAGAGAACGCCAACCGAGCCGAGTGAATAGTCGCTGAGACTTTCATGGTACGCCTCTGGGAACACGATTCCCATAATGTCGTCGCCCTTTTCCCCGATTTTCTTATAGAACCGCTGGGCTTCCTCACGCTCTCGCATTTCAGGATCAGCGCTTTCAATGTGACCACGCCCCATGGAAACGGTGTTTGAAAACAGACCGCCCACCATTTTCTGATGAGAAATAATCCCCGCGCTGGTGTTCGGCAGAGATATTTCGCTCTCGTTCGGGTCAATGGTCAGGTCGTTGTACTCAGGTACGAAGTAGCGGGCGCATATCCTCGTCAGCGAGTCAACGCTGTCAAGTTCGTGCTTCCCGCCCTCGTAGGCTTGGATTGCTTTATCGGCTTTAGATTTTCCCATAGTGTCCTCGGTTAATATACACTAACCGCGCTTTTTCTTGCCAAAGATCCGGTCAAAGTTGTCCCGCGCCTCTTTCGTGCTGTAGGTTCGGCTGCGGAGATCCCTGCGCTCTGCCGCTTCCGCCTCCTTGCGAAACTTCCGATTCTTGGCTCTAATCTCTTTGCTCATGCCTCTTCCCCGTCATTGGATTAATCCCGCGTATAACCTGCCAGCCGAAACGCCACCGCATCGAAAAGCATAGATCCATTACCGCCTGCATGAAGCCCTGATTTGCGGCAAACATGCGCTTTTGCTCCATCTGTTGCCAGTGGGTCAGACGTTCCGACTTTTTCCTTTTGTTGCGGTTTCGCTTCATATTACACCCAGATTATGTTTAGGCCCATCACGCGGTCGATTCCCTCTTCATAAACCGAGTTCCATGCGGTACGGTCTAGTTCGATATTCATCTTGTCAGCCGGAACGTCATCCCTCATGAGTTGCATTACGGTGGGGGCAACGTGATCCATAAGCGGCCCCATTAAGTTTAGACGACGGTCTATTGACGCGCAAGTTTTGCCGATGTTGTCCATCGATTGAATCGTCTTCTGGTTCATTCTACCACCCTCACAGCCCTTTCGTAATAATCCCGCGCAACAACCTTCTCAAATGCCCCGATTCCTACGCTGACTATAGCGTAAATAATCACAATCGCAAGGAGTGTGGCTATTAAATCAAGAACTTTGCCGATCATCTCAATACCTCTTCCTCGGTTTGCCTGACGCTCTCGCCAGCTTGCGCCCAAGGTTTCCAGGGCGGGCCGGTTGCCATTTCACCAACTCATCGAGCGCCCAATATCGCGCCGCGTCGATTCCGTGATTCCAATTGTCCTCCGGCTCATTTAAATTTAGACCGGTCGAATGCTTTTTCCAAGCATATTGTTGAAATTCCATCTGCAAATTGACCGAGGCGCGATGAACCTTGATCGGAAAGCGCTTCATTAAATCTATACCGGCCACAATCGAACCTTTCGTTTTCGGCGTTGCGCTGATGTTGTATCCCTCGGTGCGCAGTTCCGCTATCTGATCCGGGCGGCTCTGATCGGCCTTTATCTTGCTGTTTTTGCTGATTCCGCACTCTTCAAAGCGTCCCTGCAAACTCGGCGTGTTTGGTGCTGCATGGCTTTTGATGGTGATAAGCTTTGTTTCGTAGACCTTTTCGCGCAATAGCAGGGATCCCTGGTGGATGCAGCATTCGATGAGCGCAGCAGGATCGTCGCTATAGCCGAAGTCCAGGCCGAATCCCCACTTGTCGCAAAGGTGCTGTTCGGGCCAATAGTCGATGATTTCCGGGGCAATGTTGAATATGGCGCCCTCTCTGCGACCGCGTTGACCCAAGCCATACACAGCCCAAGCCCACTTATCCGCAGTTCCCTGTCGTACATTTTCGGGATTGTTTGGGTCATAGGCGAGAATTTCGGCGCGGTCGGTGGCCGGCAACATCGGGTTGTCTCTGAATGTTGAGTGTATCCACGCGCAATCATCGCGCTTTTGAACCTTCTCGAATATCCAATGGCTGTTTAGCGATGGATTGAAGTCGTAGATAATCTCCTCAGATGTGCGCATTACAATCTGGCGGTGCGACTCGTAGGGCAGTTCCATCACCTCGTTTGCCCAAGTGATGTCGTAGCGCGGGCCGTGCAGTTTTTGAGCCTCTTTACACCCTCGGAAATGAAAATACGAACCGTTTGGAAAGGTGTATTCCATATTCGTCTGGTTCCAGCACTTATCATCCCATATCTGGAATTGCTCCATCATCACAGTCTTAAAGTCGGCAATGATTGAATCTCGACACGTTCGCTGGTCATATCGTAACCCGCGGATCCGTCGTTTCTTGGTAAGAGCCTTCTCGACTAGGTATTGAACAATGCTGAATGTTTTGGAGCTTCCAGAGCTTCCCTCAAGCACCTTGTAGAAAAAATCATTCGCATCGGCTTCTTTTAGCCTGCGATAGTTCGGTGTTGTTGGGATTTTGCGCACAACCTCAGTCATCCGCTTTCTGCTCCTCCATCACAAACTTGATATTGGCATCGACTTTATGGTCATGCTCTTGTTTATCGCGCCACTTTTCGGGATCACGATTCTTTAGCCAGAATATTGCTGCGGTCACATCGGAATGAACCTTTTTCACGTAAGGCGCATATACCGGCTTATCCGCCCCGCCCGGCATGAATATCTTTAGGTCGTCAACCTCGTATCCCACCGCCCTTTGATACAAACTGCGCTCCACTCGGCTGTCAGCGGATTGCTTTCCGACCTTTAAGGCATGACAAAAATCATCATGGTCATTCTTCCATCGGTAAATAGTTCGAACGTCCACGCCAAAGAAATCAGCTATTTCGTCGTCGGTGGCGCCAAGTAAGCAAAGCTTTTCGGCCTGCTTAGTATACTCGTCTTTGTATTTTGGCGGGCGGCCTCTGTTTTTTTTACCGCTCATGTTAAAGTAACCTCTTGGGAATATGCATATTCACCGAAATATTTAAGCTCGGCTTCCTTTCTAGCACTCACAGCATTATTTATAGATTCGAACATGCCTATGAATATGCTTTTCCTGTTTACCATAACGTGAACTTGCCATTTTTTAGACCTCTTGCTCCAACTAACACCCCTATGTCCAGAGGTGTTGTTTTTTCTGCGACCACTGTTGCGCATATTCTCCACTTGGGTGCATGCCCTCAGATTTTTCATCCTGTTGTCGAGTGTATCGTGGTTTTTATGATCAACAACCTTGGATCCGGGCAGCAATATCCGGTGGACATACGTAGTTTTTCCTCCCATCATGCATTGTACGTATCCGCATGAAGCATAGAAGAAGCGCCCTATTCCAGCCTCTCGAAGCGCACCTAGACCGGCTTTATCGATCTTCATAACCTTGTTTGGCCATTTTTTAGTCGATATATCAACCTCTACCCACTCGCCATGATCGGCTATTAGGTCGTTTTTGCCGTATAAAGCCTCTTGCTTTGGAGTTAGCTTGCCCATAGTTAATTTACACGGATTATATTAAAACTCTCTTGTTGATGTACTTATCGCGCAAATACCGCGCATCCCGTCGCCGCCTGTCCTGCTTTTTCTCGCTCCTGATCACGTTTCGCGCCCGGTTGCCAACCAAAGTGCTGATATAAGCGTGAATGTTGCCGTCTACCTTGATTTTCTGCCAGTTCTGCACGATTGCCAGATGGAAGGCTGATATAAATTCGTGTCTCAGGTGCATCGACTCCCCGAAGTGCCTTGCTATGTGCCCGTTTGCTATGATGCTCGCCATTGTTGCAAACTCCTCCGTCATTTGACCGGCCTTAATACTTTTTTCAAGCTCGCGCCTCAATTCGTCGTTGCCGATTCTCACCGATCCCCCTGGTTGACGTTTTGAAACCCTTGCGAATATTTAACGATTTGTCAATTCCAATCCGCCGAACCGACACGAAGAAATCCTTTTCGCGGGCCGAGCATTCTTTTGTACGCTTTATGTAGGTCATAGCAACCTTGCACGCTTCTTATATTCTATGGTTCGGCGTCATCAAACCTTTCGCACCAATCCGGCTCGCATCCTTTTCAATGGCTTTCGCCAAAAGTTCCCCAGCTCGCATCAAACGAGCATGGTCTTTGTCGTTCACAAATTTCATCGCAGTTTTGCGCATTTCCGAAGCAACGTGGTTTAGTGCCATCTGGTCGAGATTAGGTGCCGAACCAGTCGATTGAGAATCTTCGACGGGGGCCGTCGCGCTTTGTTCGGGTTCCGTCGGAATGCGTTGTGTACATTCAAGCGCTGTACAAAGGCCGCTTTCATCAAAAGCAGGGCAACGCCTTCTTGTGCATTCAACGAATTGCATTCCACTTCCATCCTCAATCACGTCTATCTCCCCGCGTCTCATCTCTAACGTTCGACTGATCGTCAACCTGTTGCTCAATCAGTCCATTTTCGCGCAAAACATCTTCCACATCTTTTTTGGTGAGATTGTTTTCAAAGCAACCGTGAAGGAAAATTAGAAACACAAGGAGAGCTGTGCCATCAGCGCACCCCGTCTTGCACTTTGAGATAATTTTATCCATTTGTTTTTCTGTCATAGTTTTCTCCATTTATGTCGAACCAAGCGTTAGACTGTATCGCTTCGCTCACGGTCAACTTGTTCGTTGGATTTGTGTCCCGGCCAGTACAGGACGATCCTGTAGTTTGGGTGAAATGTCAGCGACTCAAGAACCATCCACCCTTTGTCGATATAACCACAAGTAACGTCGGTTAATTCTTTCGATGTTTCTGGTTTGTTATCACTCGCCTCAATCACCATGATTTTAACGTGTTTTGTATTGTCGATTTCGTAGTTCATTTGACCTCCTTAAATCCAACCAGTGCGTCGAGTGTACGTGGGCAACGCTGGCCGCTTAATCAACGTCTTGAGCCACGCCACTCACGCCAGTGTTCGATAAGTAGAATTGAATGCCCTCATCAAAGCCGATATCAGAAGCTTCAACGACAGCACAGATAAGTTTCTCCTTAAATTTTGCAAGAAGTTTAGATTCAGCGGGGATGCTATGGTTTATGACTTTTTCTATAGCTTTGTCAGCGGCCTCGTTCTTGGCCTCTTGTATGCGCATTGCAAGTTCGTATGCTTGTTTCATCATTTATCTCCTTTAATTTTAATCGAACCAGTTCGTGGAGCGCGACGCGGTACGACGCCCCGTTTTATGCCAGCGTCACTCTCCCGCGCCGCTCACCATTTTGTTAGGTTTGTCTTATTTGTAGCCAGCGCACTTAGCGCAGCAATGCATCTCTCCAAATCCATATGCGATTCCGTGAGAGCAATAACCAGTTTGCATTGTCACAACACCTCCACATTTTTCACAGGTTGTTCCTGCATTCAAAGCCGCCTCAACAACAAATAAGTCTGCGTGAAAAGGCGACGATTCATCACAAAACCATTCCTTTATTGGTACTTGATAAATGCTCATAATAACCCAACCAGTCCATCGACTTTACGTTGAAACGTCCGGTGAGTCGTCGATGCTGAACCCACCGAAAGTCATGTTAGTCGTTCGTTTAATTCAGCGCCAACACGCCTTCCGTTTCAAATCGTTCCACAGTTTTAAAAGAGTCATTCCGCGCAAAGTTTGAGGAATCGACAGAGTCGGCTCCTATTTCCCTAGCCCGGTGAAGTGACTCAATTTTTCCACATCGCCCGATGTGGCATTTCTTTCCGAGACCATGCGCAAAGGAAACCCATTCAGCAGCGGTTTTCCACTTCCACTCAACCGTTCCTCCAATAAAGATTCCGGCAAAGCGTTTGTAGATGTTCGGCGTTATGTGCTTCGGTTCCATTCCGTCCTGCACCGCCAGATAAAGATTTGAGGAAGAAATCAGGTGTTTCGAGTTCGCCCAATCCAATGAGAAATCCAGCGACCTTAATCCACCGGCAACAATATCCGGGCACACGATAAAATCTATAGTGCATCCTGATTTGTGTGCGGATTTGATGTGGTTCAAAAAGTTTTCCGCCATAAAAGGAAGACCACGCATCCAACAGGAAAACGCCCCATTATCCAGGGCTACGCTAAACTCTTTCCAGTTAGTGCGGAGTGGTTCCGGTGGTGTGGCGAGAATGCCCATGTCTAACCGGGCAATCTCATCCAGTTTCTTTCCACCACATCCTGACGTGTAAATCTTCAAATGTTACCCCAAAAACCTTAAATGCTCCAGTGCCGCATCCAGCGTTTCCACAACAGTCGTGCTTCGGTTGTTCAACCACGGACTGATAGGCTTTTCTTGGTTGTAGATGGTGATAATGTTTTTTTTCTGATCATGCCCCATCTGAACCGCCATCGCCGTTCCCCATCCACCAGTCGAGGCGTTCACCAGAAGAATGTCGCTTGCTTCGATTCCAGTTTCATCGAAAGCCACAAGTTCATGCTCGAGTTCTTTTTCACGACCCCGGCAGTCAAAATCCATCGGGTTGTGAAAATCATAAATACCACCGAGTTCGTGCATCACACGATCGCGCCAATTAGTGCAGGCATCGTCAGTCAATCCGTTTATTCCACCTTCTAGTGCAATCTTCTTTTTCATTTCCTATGTCCCTTTCTGGGTTAATTTAAAACGAACCATTCAATCGAGGGTACGGCTGCCCCGCCCCTCATTTCAGTCGTTATGCTCTTTTAGATTTGTACATCAGTTCCGTATCCACATGCTCACCAAGTCGCCGGAGTGCTGAGAGTAAAAGCGCAACCTCTCCCTGCATACTTCGGTCGTGAAAGGTCTTCAACCCGTCATCAAGGCCAAAACAATTCCCCTTCGGCGCTACCACTCGTTCAACCCTCTTTTCATGCACCCAGAGAAGTCCCCACCCATCAGGAAGGTCTTCCTTTTTTATAATTTCCGGAGGGCACATGTAGAGACGCGTTGAGCCAATTCCCATTTCTGGGTTCTGGCGAAATATCTTTTTTCGGTCCGCCAGAAAATCAGAACGGCTTGCCTTACACTCAACCAAAATGGAGAACCCGCCCTTCCATCCAATCGCATCGGGTATTTCCCCAGACGAAGTGAAAGCAACCAGCTCCCGAAGAGTTACAGCGCAACCGAATGTTTTGAGCCATTTTTCAGCCCGTAAAACTAAATCTGTATGAGTCATGAGCATAACCAAAACTTGGAGCCGACACGGGCCGACGCCGGATTTTTAAAGCTGAACCCTAATCCCGTGTCGGCTCATGTTGAGTGTTCTATTTATTCAAATCTTCCCGCGCATCCTTGGCGCAGCGTTTGTACTTCATCCCGAAATCCTTAGCCGTCATATCCGCAAGATCAACCCGAATCTTGTCAGCGTAGTCCAAATGCGTCATCCCGTGCTTGCCCTCAAAACCATATTCTCCCAGCATTGCCCAATCGCGGTATTTGTCGGCCTCGGTGATTTCCGGCTTTTCTTCGATCTTCTGACCGGCATCAGCCCCTAACCACTTCTGCAGCTTATCGGCCCTAGTGATAAACTCAGGCGTCAGGTGTTGCCGGTGTTCCTTGTGATAATCGTCCTTAGAGGCGTTCTCAGTGGCTTTAATGATTTCATCGACTGTGTACCCGTCTTTGAGCCTTGCGGACAGTTGACGCTTTGTTTTTGCGTCGATAACCCTACATTTCTTTCCAGAGGCTTCATTGAAGCGTTCCAGAAAGTCGGAATGCAATTTCGACAATGTAGTTTTAGAGTCTAAGTCTAAGTCTAAGTCTGAGTTAGAGGGAACTATAGTTTCCTGTGGTATCCCTATGGTATCCTTAGATTCTGTAACATCAACCCATCCAATATACTTAGACGAGACAGCTTGTAGCATTTTTTCAATAATTGTGGCGGGAATGTCGGTTAGCAGCTCAATATCAGTAGCTGTGTATGGAACCCCGTCAGATAGTCCAGTATCCGTGCAGTATCCTTGGCGTGGCTTTTTATGTCTACTGACAACCTGTATGAGCGCACACCATGCACCGAAAAGAGCTGGTCCATTATCTGATCTTATCAGTCTTTTATAGCCGAGACCATGCTTACACGGCATAGAGCATGTCGTTTTATTGTTGTACGTCTTACTCTTTGCGCCCTCAAAATGGGTGTCCCAATTGAGTATGCGGTATAGCTTGGCAGTTTTATCGCTCACGATAATTAACCCTTATTATCTTTTAGATCCGGCGCTTAAAATATTCATCAATGCAAAGTTTGACCGCCAATCGCCGGTTTCCTAGAAATCGTTTTTGGGCTATTTTCTCAAGTTTTTCGTTGGTTTTCTCATCAACCAGCGTGTCAACCTTTATTTGTTTTAGCTTCATATTCAGTCCTTTAGTTTGTGTTTATGGTGGAGAATATACGGGACAACAGATCTGCACGCAAGGAAAAATAAGGAAATGTTTTTTCATATTTTCTCTTTACATCCAAAACCGCCATCCGTATAACAGGATCATCGAAAGCGGGAAATCACAACATAAGGAGCGATCACATGATAGCCAAAGCATACACAGCATTAATCCTAACCGGCCTCGCGCTTCTCCAGGCGATGGCGTTCGGTCAGATTTTCTTAACGTGGATCACAAAATAGCGAGGCGCGACACAATGAAAGCATGGTCATTAGAGCAATGGGAAAAGGTTGGATCAATCATCGAGGAAGCAAAAAACGAGCTTCACGAAAGCCTGCAGGTATCAAAATCGGTCGTTGAGGCCGAACACCCGCGCAAGGGATGGGAAGGCACTTTCAAGGCCGAGGCCGGTGTAACGACCGAACAGCTGATTGAATCCATAACCAGCGGGCTGCCGACCGACAAGCCGGTTGAAATCGGGCTATTCGATCACATGGGACGACAGATCAAAGAAAAGGCGAAGTGCTTCGGGGCGAGCGGGTCTTATATTGCTATTCCTAACGCTAAACATGAGGGGCGTGTGCCCCAAGGAGACAACCATGACTAAATCACAGAATGCCGGGCGGGGCACACGTACCTCTCCATGTTCTGGTTCGCAACTTGATCCAGAATTTAAAAAGTGGATTCTCGCGTTGAAAGCAAAGTGCAAACTTCAACAACGGAAACACACTCACGTTCAATTGACGTGGCCGAAGCGCAAAAACTCAAAGCCGCCAAAATTCCCCAGAGGTGAGTTTGTCGCTGAATATGGCAAGGTGAACGCATACGCCTATGATTGTCAAAAAGTGATCGATTGGTGCGATGACGTTCTATCGCTTGCGAACCAGTGAATATGCGGATTACTTGAGTTATGAAGAATTATGCGACGTAGTAAACAGGGTCAAAAATGAAATGTAAATGCGGCAGAGAGGTACTATACACGGTCAACGGCGCTTGTGACAATTGCGAGGCCCCACCCAAACCCCGGAAGCGTCGGAAAAACTGTCAGACGCCAGAGGATCGCAAGCAGCGGATCAGGGACGAGAAGCGGAGGTATTACCTGCGCAACCGGGAAGCCATTATCGCAAAGTCAACCAAGTGGAACCAGGAGAACCCAGAGAAGAAGCGCGGTTATGATTTGAAGTATAAGGAGAGGGTTAGGGCCGAAAAAGTACCATTACCCACTATTTAAAACTTTACAGGGTGATTATTTGGGTGTACATTTCTTAAAACAACAGGAAAATTATGGACATAAAAGAAGAAATTATAAACCGGTTTGGAAGCTTGAAGCGGTTTTCTAAAATTCTGAACGTGCCAATTGGAACGGTCTATTCGTGGACAAGAAAAAAGCACAGAAACAAGCCCGCGAAATGGATTGCACAAGCATATTTCGACGCCGCGGAATACCGATCCAAGCGCGTTGAGGGCTGGCTGTGCAAAAAATGCGGGAACGTTTCGATCGACAACGGCTACGCCATCAAGCCACCGCATTGCATCAGTTGCGGATCCGAGTATTTTTCACCGGTAAGTATCATTCATAAAACAGAAGCGAAGGAGGCATAAAATGAACACAAGCGAGAAAACAAGCACGGTACTAAAGGCAATGTTCGACGTTCAGGAAAACATGAAGGTCGATGCAGATGCGGAAAACTCACACCTCAAATCGAAGTATGCCACCCTTGACGGTATTTTGGCAACAATCCGCCCAATCATCAAAGAGGCGGGGTTGATGGTTCTGCAACATGTAAACACGGAGGGTTTGTCAATCACCTGCAACACCCGCGTTATTCACATTGAATCCGAAGAGTGGATCGAATCAAGTGTGACTCTGGAAGCTGACAAGAAATCAGCGCAGGGTATCGGATCGGCTCTTACGTATACGCGCCGTTACGGGTACTGCGTAGCGCTCGGAATCGGAATGAACAATGATGACGACGGCGTGGGGGCTGAAAAGGCAATGACGCGGGCGGAAGAAAAGAAGGCTTTGGAAGATGAGCTTCAGAAATTCAAGGGCGCGATTCTGCCAAGGCTTTTGAAGTATGATATCATGGCTATACAACAGGCATTCGAGGCTTCTGGATACATCTCCGAATCTGATGATCCCGAAGAAATGACCCGCGAGCTTATTAAGCAGGTTAATTCTAAAGAAAAGCTGATGGCCATCGGAACGGAATCAAAGAGGTTGGATCAGGAAATCCAAGACCGTATCAGCAAGAACGCTGAATAGTCGTTATAATAATTACCCGAACACAACAAGGAGAAATGAAATGTCAGAAATCGTAAAAGTAAACGCTGCGGAATACAACCTTGAAGAATCCAAAGCCAAAGAAATAGAAGCGGCCTTTGTTCCGATGCTCGCCAAAATGACAGAGCTTGAAGATGAATATAACGAAATCATCAAGCTTGATATTAACGCCGAAACCTGCGCCAAAGCAAAAACGCTCCGGCTGAAATATGTTAAGGTCAGAACCGGCACGGCAGCGATCCACAAAGAGCGCAAAGCCTATTTCCTTTCCGCTGGTCGTTGCGTGGACGGATGGAAAAACGCACAGCTTCACGCCTCACAGGGAATCGAAGAAAAGCTTGCTGGAATCGAAAAGCACTTTGAAAACATTGAGGCCGAGCGCATCAAAAAGCTGAATGAAGAGCGTAGCGAAGCCCTTAAAAACCTCGGCGTTGAATTTATCCCGGCCGGACTCGCCCAGATGGAAGATGAAGTTTGGGAAAAGTACCTTTCTGGCGCTAAAATCGCCAAGGAACAACAGGAAGAAGCAGAGCGCAAGGCCGAGGAGGAGCGGATTGCCAAGGAAAAAGCGGAAGCCGAAGAGCGCGAACGGATCCGCCTTGAAAATGAAAAGCTGAAACGTGAAGCTGCCGAACGCGAAAAGAAAGAGGCGGAAGAACGCGCCGAGCGTGAGCGCATCGAAAAGGAGCGCGAAGCCAAAGAAAAGGCCGAACGGGAGAAGCGCGAAAAGGCTGAGGCAAAACAGAAGGCTGAATACGAAGCCAAAATTAAAGCCGAGCGCGAAGAACGGGAACGCCTAGAGCGTGAGCAGGCAGAAAAGGAAGCCAAGGAAAAGGCAGAGCGCGAAGCCAAAGAAAAGGCCGAACAGGAAGAAGCTGCGCGTGTCGCAGATAAGGAGCACCGGAAAACCATAAACAACCAAGTCAAATCTGATTTCGAGAACATCGGAATTGATTCGGAAACGGCTATAAAACTCGTAAAAGCTATTGCGGGCGGAAAGATTGAAAACATCAGCATCAACTATTAAACCCTGCGCCAGATGCGGAAGCCCGTGCCCCAACCCGGCAAGCCACACGGCGAACGGGCTTCCCATCTACGGGGAATGCGTCAGGATCATGACGAATAATCACTACACGGAGAACAAGGAGTCACAAGATGGAATACAGCACGTTTCTGAAAGATAAAGAAGTAACGAATCCTGATACAGGGTTTGAAGTACCTCGCGCCGAACTGAACGATAGCCTTTTCGATTTTCAGCGCGACATTGTACGATGGGCTTTAAAGAGGGGCCGTGCTTGCATTTTCGCAGATTGCGGGATGGGCAAAACACTCATGCAACTTGAATGGGCGCACCGAGTATCAGATAGCACGAACAATCCAGTGTTGATTCTTGCTCCGCTGGCGGTTTCCCACCAGACCATCCGAGAGGGTGAAAAGTTCGGCATAAAGGTTGAATTACTTGAAGATAGCGAATACACGCCGGACTTTGGAATCCATATCACCAACTATGAGAAGTTGCACAAGGTCGATCTTTCGCAGTTCTCAGGAATAGTGCTTGATGAAAGCTCTATTCTCAAGAGCTACACGGGAAAGATACGTAATCAGATTATTAAATCGTGCCAGTCTATCCCGTTCCGACTTGCGTGTACGGCAACACCTGCACCTAACGATTTTATGGAGCTTGGAAACCATGCTGAATTTGTTGGATCAATGAGCCGCACAGAAATGCTTTCAATGTTCTTTGTGCATGATGGTGGTGAAACTCAGAAATGGCGACTCAAGGGACACGCTAAAAAGGATTTTTGGAAGTGGGTTTGCTCATGGGCAGTAATGATCAGGAAGCCATCCGACCTAGGATATGAAGATAAAGATTTTAAACTTCCAAGTCTCAAAATGCACAACATAACAACGTCAGTTACTGAGTCCGATTCGGCGGACGGCCTTTTGTTCCGGCTTCCAGCATCTACGCTTTCAGAGCGTCAGAAAGAACGAAAATTGACCATCGATGATCGGGCGGAAGAATGCGCACGGATCGTTGCGTCTGATTCCGGTCAATGGGTTATATGGTGCAATCTGAACGATGAGGCGAAAGCCATTATTGATAAGATCCCCGATGCCGTTGAGGTTAGCGGATCTCATAGCGATGATGTAAAAACAGAGCGGATGCTTGGTTTCTCATCTGGAAAATATCGTATCATCGTCACAAAGCCAAAGATTGCCGGCCACGGCATGAACTGGCAGAACTGCAACAAGGCTGCGTTTGTCGGACTTTCGGACTCATACGAGCAGTATTACCAGGCTATCCGTCGTTGCTGGCGTTTCGGACAGACAAAAGAAGTCGATTGCTACATAATCACGGCTGAAACCGAGGGCGCTGTGGTTAGAAATATTGAACGTAAGGAACGTGACGCTCTAGAAATGGCTGCGGAGATGGTTTCAAACATGCACGTTTACAACGAAAAGAACATAAAAGGCACATCACGTACCAAAGGAGAATACAAAGTGAAAAGCACAACAGGAAAAGGATGGAATGCGAATCTTGGAGATTGCGTTGAGGGCGTTTCTGGACTCGAAGATAATAGCGTAGATTTCACGGTTTACAGCCCTCCGTTTGCATCGCTTTACACATACTCGAACAGCGACCGCGATATGGGTAACTGCAAAAGTAATGAGGAGTTTTCAGAGCATTTCAAATATCTGGCAAGCGAATTGTTCCGCGTGACGAAACCGGGCAGACTGATGAGCTTCCATTGCATGAACCTGCCGACCAGCAAGGCACGTGATGGGGTTATCGGCATTCGTGATTTCCGCGGAGAACTCATCAAGATTTTTGAGGACTGCGGCTTTATCTTTCATTCCGAGGTTTGTATATGGAAAGATCCTGTAACTGCCATGCAACGAACCAAGGCGCTCGGATTGCTTCATAAGCAGGTAAAAAAAGATTCTTGCATGAGTCGTCAAGGAATACCTGATTATCTTGTAACAATGCGCAAGGACGGCGTAAACCCAAACCCCGTTGCTGGTGAGTTTGAATGGTTCTCAGGCGACCAATCCACGTTCAAACAAACTGGAAACCTTTCAATCGACATTTGGCAACGTTACGCATCGCCGGTTTGGATGGACATTAACCCGTCAAATACGCTGCAGCACAGATCAGCAAGAGAACATGACGACGAACGCCACATTTGCCCGCTTCAGCTTGATGTAATCGAACGCGCTATGCAGTTGTGGAGCAATGAAGGGGATACGGTTTTAAGTCCATTCATGGGCATTGCAAGCGAGGGTCATGTTGCAATGAAGCTCAATCGCAAGTTTATCGGGTTTGAGCTAAAAGAGTCGTATTTTAATCAGGCCGTGAAGAATCTTGAACGCGCCGAAAAAGACCAGATGCAGTTAATATAATGAGCGGTTGTAATCCAAAAACATGCGATGATCTCGGAGAGCGCATGGCGATTATGAGCATTGACGGACGGGTTTCTGTAAGTCTTGAAACCCAGTCAATCAAAACCCAGTGCGAAACTTGCGATAGACGCGGGTCTCATCGGTTGATGCAAATTTTACAATCAATAAGAGGCTAAAATGAGACATGTAAGCAGCAAGCCTAGATCAGTAACCGTATCATTCAAAAGCGGAGAAACTTTCGAGTTTCCAAGCGTTTCAAGTGCCGCCCGTGCCATTGGTATTGGGCGCACTCACGCCCACGCAAACCTTGCGGGGAGAACCGGAAAGCGGGCAAACTATAAACTTGAGTACTGCAAATGAAACCAAAAAAGTACATCGTTAATTCGCAAGCAACCTGGACGGCATTCGTTGGAGAGGCGGCGAAGCTTTGGCGCGAAAAGAAGTACATGCGGGTAACGCTGTCTTTCGGTCGCGATCGGTCGCTTGAGCAAAACGCGCTTATTCACAAGTGGTTTGGAGAAATTTCAGAGCAACGCGGAGAGCACACGGCTGCGGAAACAAAAGTAATCTGCAAGCGCATGTTCTTTATTCCGATATTGCGGGCGGAAGACGAGGAGTTTAACGCCATCCTCGTTTCGCTTTCGGGTATGCCGGAGGAACAGAAGATGCACCTTATCGACCTGCTGCCGGTGACATCGATTTGCACGGTGAAGCAGATGAGCAAGGGTATGGATGACATGTTCCTTCATTATTCAGGGATGGGTGTAGAACTGACACAGCCGGAGGAAGATTGATGCAAAATCAAAATATGTCGGAACGGCCACTGTCCCCCGCCGAGCGCAAGGCCCGCTTCAAGGAGAACCATCCCCAGGCCGAGGCGATCCAGAAGGGCAGGGAGCGGGCGCGGGATGATCTGTACCGCTTCCATATCCTCAGAAATCACCTGTACGGCTATCAGATACCGGAGTGCGTTGACAAGATGAGCGAGGCTTTTGGGCGGGTGCGTAGAAGCGTTATTGCGGAAGGCGGGGAAACGGTTGAGGTTGTGGAATCATGAGCGAGAAAATACAAATTGTCAGGGACTCGCGCGAGCAGATCGGACTAGACTTCGACGGCATCGAAGGCGTTGAGGTCATCGACAAGAGTTTGAAAACTGGCGACTACAGTATTTTAGGCTATGAGGACAAGTTCTGCGTGGAATTTAAGTCCTGTTCCGACCTCATAGGCACGATGGATTCAAACAAAGGCGATAAGAAGCATTCAAACCGCGAGAGGTTCAAGCTGGAATTGCAGAGAATGCAGGACGGCTTCGATTTTTACTGTATATTGATCGGCTGTCACCACACCGAGATACTGCCAGAATGCCACAGGATTGCGGAGATACAGCGCGAAGAGGGTCGCAAGCGGGTGGTGAATCCATCGACAAGGGCAAAGGGCGTGATTGGGTCTTTAAAGGCGTTTCGCGTGGACTTCAATTGTCACCATTACTGGATCGGATCACGGGAACGCGCTGCAAAGTGGATTGTTGAGCAGGCAAAGTATTTTCTGAGACACAAATAAATCACAACAACTAGGAGAATGAGCATGAAACTGGAAGATCAGGTATGTAGTTTGGAGAACGCGAAGAGGCTGGAAGAGTTGGGCATTCGCAAGGTCGGGCTGTTCCAATGGATAAACTTCGGAAAGGGAGAAATCCCAACTATCGTAGCGTGGAATCACAGAATGTTCGGCTCCGATTATGTACACGCGCCGACCGTTGCGGAGTTGGGCGAGATGTTGCCGTGGTATGTTAACACCCATCACCCCGCCGAAGCTGTTTGGAAGAGCTTTTGCGAGCCTGATAAGGCAGGCGGTTATTGGGTTACAGGTAAGACAGAAGCCGACGCCCGCGCAAAAATGCTAATCTGGCTCCTCGAAAACGGACACGTAAACGCGGAGGATCTGAACAATGAAGGATAAGAACCTCAACAAGTTAATGGCGGAACTCGACAACTGGTTTAATCTGGATTACGACGCCAACGCCTACCGGGGCGGGGATGAGCGCGGCCGGTGGCGCGGGAACCACCCAGACAACGTTTCTACGGACATCCCGGTTTACACGGAGGACGACAGCGCAACCGATCGGGTTATCAGAGGGCTTACCCGGGCAGAGCAGACCACGGCGGCCTATGAACTTTCCAAAATGGCAACGAACAGCGGCGTATACGTCGGGGCGTTCATCATTTCGGCAGAAACCCGGGACAAGTGCATAGTCGCCCTGCTCGCCAAAGGCCGGCTTTTTAGATGCAAGGTGTGCAAGGATCATCTGGACTGCCTGCACATGTCGCCACAGCACGGGGTTTGCGAGAAGTGCGAAGGCAAGCTTGTTCACAATATGGACATGGATTAATCACAACACAAGGAGCGCAACAGCATGAAAACGAACGTACACCAGCACAGCATAAAGGCATATCACGAAGAGGAAGTTAAACTCAGCAAGCGGGCGGAAATGGTTTTGAGCCACCTGAAAAGCTGCGAGCACCCGCAAACCGACCGCCAGGTCATGGCGTCCCTCGGTTTTTCAGAACCCAACGCCGTGCGTCCGCGCATCACGGAACTGATCAAATTAAAGCTTGTCGAGGAACGCGGATCGGTCAAGTGTCCGATTACAGAAAAGACGGTGCGCGTTGTTGGTTGCGTATGCGCAGAAGTTCAGACGGAAATGTTTCAATCATAACAAGGAGATAACATGCCATCATATAACAAAACGCTCTTAATGGGCAACTTAACCCGCAACCCACAAATCCGCTATACCCCGTCAGGCACGGCGGTCGCTGATCTCGGACTTGCAATCAACGAGACGTACAAAGACAAGGCGGGCGCAACGCAGGAAAAGGTCACTTATTGCGACGTTACTTGTTGGGGGAAACAAGCCGAATCATGCAACGAGTTCCTTAAAAAAGGCTCGCCGGTATTTGTGGAAGGATCGCTTGAACTTGATACGTGGGAGAAGGACGGCGAGAAGCGGAGTAAGCTCAGAGTTCGCGCAAACCACGTCACGTTTCTGAGCGGGAAGCCGGGTGGAGGTAGCGAATCATGAAAACCGCAATATACATTGAAGACGGGGTTACTCAGTTGGTGATAACGCCTGAGTCAGACTTTGAAAAATCAACGTTGCAAATGATCGGAGACGGAGAGGTTGAGGCTAAAATGCACAACGGCTCTTTTTATGATTGCCGAGGCGGTTGGGTGCGACAATCCCATTACAACGCACACATGAATGATTTAAGCTCTGACCGTGGTGATAGGTCTTTGATTCTCAAAGTTTCCAACGGCTGAAAACATGAAATCCTATAAAAAGAAATACCTAAAGTCCATCGGCGCGGGGCAGCAGGACATCGTACTCTGCGAAAACCCCGCTTGCCGGAGGGTGGCCGATCACGTCCATCACGTGTGTGAGAAGGGTATGGGAGGGCGCAAGAATGCGGACGAGCTTAACAACCTCATCGCGCTTTGTGCCGACTGCCACCAGATTGCCCACTCAAACGACGGTCGGCTACCAAAGGAATACCTGAAAGAGATTGCCCGGAAACGGATCGAGGCGCACAGCAGGCCGAAATCAAAGGTTTTCTAGGCGGGTCGCGGTTGATTCGCCGTATAAATAACCGGGGCAACAGCCTCAAAGGAGAAGTCCACCTTCTAAAAGCGTTTATTACAAAGGCGGGGGCGGGCGGTAGTGTGCCTGTCCCTGCTTTATTTTTTCGCCTTTAAACGGAAAATCCCGTTCTCTCTAGCCTTACCGCCACCAAAGAAAAGCGTTGACCAGAACCACGTTACCTTGCGGATACCGCGGCCTTCGGCTCTCAGAACGTCGCGCAACACCATAGAAGCCTGCCAGTTCGTGCAGGGCGTTCCGTCCTCAAAAGTGCCTGTATCGCACAGCTTATCATGGATCCACCATCCCGTTGACGGAATATCAATAGCAGGCCCGCTTGCCCCGTCCGATTCATACCCCTTCGGAACGATCACCGTTTTCCCATATCGACGGCTAAAATATTCGATTCGCTTTGGATTCTTGTATTTAATCTTTCCCATCTCTCAAACTCGCAATTTCCTGTTATTTCTCAGACAGGCGCTTATGGAAATCGTTCGCCATGTCGTGCAACGCGCCCTCAAGAAACCGAACGTACTCCATTGCGTCGTCGTAGTTCTGAGGGTTGGTATTCACGTCAGTCTTTTTCAAAAAGTGTATCAATATCAAAAGTCGGCAGATTGAAAGATTTGGTTTCAACTTCGAAATCGCCGTCCTTTATACTGCTGTCCATCGGCGCAATTGCAGGGAGTCCAAGCCACCAGCTATGCTTAACCACCGTGCGCTTTACAGGATCCTCCGGCTCAGTGGCGACCCATGTTGAGGTTTCTACCCGCGTCGCACATCCAGACAGCGCAAGTGCCAAAGCCAGTACCGCAATAATCGTTTTCATAATCACCTCGTTAGTTCCTCGCTGTACGCTGCAACATTAATATCCATCGTCTGAATCGTGTTGTTTGCGCCGGTAATGATCTCAATTACAAAGCCCTCGCCGCCGTTTCCATCGATGAACAAGTTTAAATCCTTGTGCTTCCAAGATCCATCGAAATTGTTTTCCGCGTCTCCGGCAAGTTGCTGATCAATCGACTTCCGCGCAATATCGCCGTTACCTGGGGCAAATCCGGTCGCCGCATAAGTCCAGTTGCTTACGGTGTGATGCATGAGGGCTATATCAAGAGTGCTGTTTGCGTTGCCCTGCCAAACCGCATCTATATCAGAAACGGTAAAGTCCTGATCTCCGAAATCTTCGTATTTAGACCATCCGTAATTGAAAGTGAGGCTGTAGGTTGTTGGCGATCCGGTGACGGTATAAAGCTCATATGTCACCTGTCCCGACATTTTCCCGTCAGACTCATAGAGAATGTCGGTGGCAAGCTCTGTTATGTTCGTGGTGATAATGTTGGTTACACTCGCCGTTTGAATCCCTGTCTCGCTATCGCCTATCCCGATAACCCGCAAACCAACCTGTCCAGTATCGACCGTGCCCGCCCCGCTGACAACTATTCCGGGTCGCGCTGCCTTTGCCGCCCCCGCCGTCCCTAGCGTCTCTGTTAAACTTCCTTGGTTTAGGGTTGTGTCGCTGGTTTCCCACTCGTAAAACCCGGCTTTGTAATACGTTCCGGCCCCGATCCCTTGAGATGTGAAGCTGTACGCGCCCCGTAGCGCCGTCCTCGGCATATAGATAGGTAATGTGCCCACAACGCCATTAACCGCATCAGATGCCGTCACGCCCCCAATAAGAAGCCGTGCGGTCGGATAGAGCGGAACAGCATTTTGAAGCCCGCCACCACTCGCCAGAAACGCGGGGGCAACCGCGAGGCCAGAGGTATCAACATCCCTAATCGCACCGATATACGTAGCAAGCCCCATTTCCCCGAAGGGAATATCCGCCGTCGCTACTCCGAGATAGCCGATTACATGCAACTCATTATCTGCATCAGCCGGGATTACATTGGGAATGCCGTTGAAATACAATCCACTCCCGGCGACAGGCGTTCCATTTGATAGCGTTGTACCTATAAGCCCGTTATAAATGGGTACGTGTACCTCTTGACCAATGTTTACCCGAACCCCGTCATACCCGGTGTCAGCAAGGATTGTGTTGGAATCCGTATCAAATGAAAGTTGCCCTTTCTTGTACGGGAAGGAGTTTGTCGGCAAAACGATGCTGGTTTGAGTTGTTGCGTTTGACTGACCGGATCCATCGCCCAGCGTTCCGTCTTCGTTAAAGACTGCTATGCTTCCATTCGACAGAGTTCCATCGCTTTGAAGCCCCGGCGCATGAAAATAACGGTCTGCAGCAAATGACGCCAGCGATACCATGCAGCAAAATAGAACGAGTTTTTTCATGTATCCTTATCCTTTCGGTTTATCCGCAACCTCAATCCGGGTACTTCCAGATCAAGGTTTTCAAATTTTAGTATAACCACGATGCAAACCGAAATCACGGCCATAGCCACGCACGCAACAGCAACGGATTGAAGATCATTCATCGCCGGAACCATGCAGAACGGTGTCAAGAGCGTTTGCCCAGCCCTGCGCCTCTTCTGCAACAGAGGGTTTACGCTCGATCTTTAGGCCGGTTACTTCGGTTTCAGCCTTGTTGCCGACGCATCCCGCCAGCATTGCAACTGCCAAAATTGCGATTGTCGCTTTCATATTATAACCCGTATTTTTTATGTGCCGTTTTCTTTTCCTTTTTCTTGGCGGGTTGGGCGGGCTTTCTTTCCGCTGTGCCTTTCTTCTTCTTGTAGGCCGTTTTCTTGGTGTTGTTGGTCGCGTTGTTGTATCCGTTAGTTCCTGCCATTTTTTAACCCCCGTTTGGTTTTCCTTCCCAGCCTTTAAGCTCGGATAATATTAAATCAAGTTTGGCCTCAGTTCTTTTGAGGTCTTGCCTAAGCATGTTAAAATCTGCGTTACGTTGAATTTCTCGCTTCTCAAGAGATACAATTCTAAGATCTTGATTTTCGTTTGTTTTTTTTAAAGCAGATAGCTCCTCTTTCTCATACGCCTCGTGTTTGGCAAACTTCTGTTTTTGCTCAATATTGTTGCGGGTCTGATCCTCTTCCACCCTATCAATACGGGTGTCAAAGTTTACCCATCCAAGCACAGAAGGAACAACAATCCCAAGGATAGACAAGAGCAGTAAAAGAACCTTTAATGGCCCCGTTAAATTATTTAATCCTACCTCTCCGTTTCCCATTATTAACCCCTATTAAGCTACTCTTTTCTTCAGTTCCGCAAGTTGAGCCTTTCCCGACCATCTCGGCAACGGAGTGTAGTTCACCGGGCCGACATCGGTGTGGATAATACATGGCTCCGCCTTCATTCCCCTACTATAAATCCAATTCCGACATCTTGATTTTTGAGTCTCTGTATTCCGCTTGGCCACAATATCAGGGTGCTCCCCATGGTAGCTGTAATAAGCATCGCCCGCCCTTTTAATAATCCGTTTGTGGGGTTCTGAAAATGGAGAAAATATTATCATTCCGTCACCAGTTCAGCCTGAAAGAATCCCGTGTTGCCGGGGGCATACGCGCAAAATTCCACATAATCACCAAGTAGATCGTTCCAGACCTTCACGCGGTAGAACGGTCGCTTATCCCCGTTGTCGCGTGTCATGCGGCCACTGGGGCCGGTTGCTTTTGGTAATGCCGGCATGGGGTAATCAGCAACGCTTCTAGTTTTAAGCTCCACCCCATTCGTCACACCGCCAGCCCATTGGATGGCCGTAGGCGTTCCAACACGCGGCGCGGGATTGGATGACACAGAGGCCATCCCTTCACTAGATACCGAGAGTGAGGTCAGCACCGGCGGCGGAACTCCTTTTCCGTGCCCCTTAACGGCAATGGCGCAGCAGATCGCCACGATCCACACCATTATCATTGTTGTGCGACCGCCTTCCATTATTGGACCCCACGCTTTCCAGCCGCTTCTAATGCATAAATTGAAGCTATTTCTTCCGAAACGAGTGCTCTGTCATAAACAGTAACATTATCATATTCCCCGCTATTAAGCCCTATATATGACCCATCAAAGCCCCACTTGCCGATAGCCATCGGGCCGGTTGCGGCGGCATCGGAAGACAAATCCTCTGAATTATTTGACCCCGCCAAAACGCCGTTGATGTACGCCGAAAGGATGTCGTTCGATCGGTCACAAACCATCGCCAAATGATACCATGTACCGACTTGCAAAAACCCACCGCCGGAAGAATGCGCGGAGAGCGCGTTACCCCCTAAAGATCGAGCGGTAAAAGCCACATTTCCGGCTGTTCCCCCGAACCCATTATGGATGGTTAAGGACGCATTAACGGAAGTCCCGCGACAAGATATAATTGCGTCTGCATTCCCGTCAACCGTTGGATTAAACCATAGCGAAAACGTTACGCTGTTTGTGTCCTGCCCAATATATGGGAGACTTACCCAATTAGTAACGGCCCTGTCCGTCTCAATAATTCCTGTCCGCCGATCAGTATCAAACGACCAAACGGGCACATTGTCATCAGAAGTCACAACCCCGCCGTTACGCGCATGGTTATAATTAGTTGGGCCAACGTCTATCGCGTCATCGAACTCAAGCCTGTATTTCAAACCACTCGAATCAGCCGGAGCCGCGATTGATGCAAGCCCGTCAATGGTCGCATTATAAATAACGCCATTGCTGATAGTCACCCCGCCAATATCTTCGGCATAGCCAGCCTTTAGTGATGTTCCGATCTCTGCGCTACCCGATATTGACCTCCCCGCTACCAATATTCGACCGGACACTTTATCAAACGCTCCAACTGATGCTGTGATATTTCTTTGTATCTCAGCCCCGGAGAGGGCCATCATACTACCCGCCGCCATGATCTGTCCGCATTCCAGCATTGCCGGATCGGTGAAATGTATGCCGTCATCTCGTAGAGGCAGGTTTTTTGCCGACACATAGACAACATTTGTGTCAGATGCCGCCAATTGAATAGCAAGTTGATCGTTGGCGTTCGTGTAACTGCCCCATTTGTCATTTCGCCCACGGATCACGAACTTAATATCGTCGCCATACAAGCTACGCATATCTGAAAAGAAATCATCAAACTGTATTCCCCAGTCGTTCTCATTCTGCGTCAACCAAATTATATCAGGTGTCCCAGCATTCCCGTATGTTGCCGCAGTCTCCGCTACAGAGTTTGTCAACGGGTCGTAAAGCAATCCGCCTTCCACAAACTTTTCAATTCCTGCACCCCCTTGACCAACGTGCGTAAAGTATATT